ACCACGTCCCGTGATGGAACCACCTACACCAGCAGCATAGTATTCACCACCTTGATTCGTCTCCCAACGACCAGCGGCTTTGGAATCCTGTGATAAAGAAACATTTTGAAATACTTTTTTGTATTCTTCAGAGTCTACAAGATTTCTCACCTTCCGACCAAAACGTTGTGATAGTTCAGCATTATGTGAAACTTGCATTATCTTTGCTTTTGGATTCTTTCCTATGATCCAGGCAGGTAACAAATAAGATGCAAATTCAGATTTGGTATGTCGAGGTGGCATGTTTACAATTAATCTTTTAAGCGATCCATCCGCTATTTGATCGAACTTGTTAGCTATAATTTGATGATGCCCCCATTGAGTTTTATGTTTAGCTTTACGATATATGAAGTCGGGCCAAACCTGAGTTACAAAATATAGAAAATCGGATCTGCCCTTTAATATTTTTTTAGCCTCTAATAATTTCTTATATTTCTCTAATTGTTCTCTTGGTAACTGATTTAGGTCCATAAGTATTTTTTACAAATTGTATTTGTATATTTTGCATCTTAACTCTCTTTCCAAGTTACATCAACGTAAAAAGGGGGGTTGGGGTTGGAGATGGAAAGCTGTGAATTTTTGGATATAAAAAGAATTACTTTTGTGGATTTTTTGGGATATTGCGAATTAAAATCGTGGCGATTGTTAAGTCGCCACGAAGTCCATTAGCTTGTTAGTTAATGTTCGTTAAATTTGTCGAGTAAGATTAAATTGTTCAGCAAGTTCTTCGACTAATTCTGTTGCAAATTTATTTACAACTTCATTGTCTTTATTAGCTTGTATAAACTCAAATATTTTTCCGTCTAAATAACAAGCTAACATTTGCCAATTAATTCTCTTTTCTTTATTCATTCTTTCAAGAAAAGATTTTAATCTTTCAACAATCTCATTGTTGTCTTTTGAAGTCATAACTAAAGACTTCAATTCAACCATTTGATTATTACTAGGCATAATTTACTCCTTTCATAGTTTAATATAATCATAAGATTAGATAAGTCAAGATAAGATATTAATTTATTTACAACTTACAGTTGTGCCATTGACATCACCCCCCAACTCCTGAAGGAGTTCACCTGCCACTTTTTTTAAAAACATTAGTAAAAGCTCATCTGCTTAATCACGGGAACGGGAAATCTTTATTTTTCAACACTTCTTGACTGAATTTTGGCCTGGCCGCCCGCGCTTCTGATTACTTAATAAAACCCACAAAAACGTTGATTTTCTATATAACGGGAACGGGAATTTACAGGATCTGCCCAGATTTTCAGGGTTAAAAACACCAGCAAAATGATAATTACCTCTATCACGGAAACGGGAATTGTTGATTTATATAGCTTTTCTTGGAAGCTTTTTCGCTGGCGCCCGCGGACTCTGGCTACTATATATGGTATCCGTCCCCGTTGATTACCTCTACAACGGGAACGGGATTTTGTTTAATTGGTCTTTGATGGTGCTTGGATTTCCTTGAATAGATTTGAAAATTTTCCTCTTCTATCCTGATCCGAATCTTCTTGAAAGATTTCCTGACCTAATTTATTATCAATGATATCAAAATGCGTCATAAGTGTTTTCGATTGATCGCAAGTATGTATCATCATAATCTCTTTCCTATCAGGGTGTTCGCTGATTTTTGTTTCTACTTCATTTTCTTTTTTTAGTTTCAAAGCATAAGCTTCACTTATGAAAGTATAGAAAGGTGCATTTAAATCGTCCAACAAACCTGAAATGATATTAACTGCCATATTTTTTGACATGTTTGAAGTAAAGTTACAACCTATTACCATTTCTGCAAAAGGTGTTTCAGGTATAGGATCGTGCAGTACTCCAGCTTTTTTTCCCATATCAATAAACTGATGTCCTCTAGTCGCCACCATATTTCTTTTATAAGGAATGTAGAACAAGGCAGGCAGTTCTACTTCTTTTCTTCTATGAAATAAGAATGCGTCCTTACCATGATCAACAGAGTATTTATGATAATCTTCCAACGACTCGTACTGAGATTCCATTGGTCTTATTGCTGTGAACTCAACAGGAAAATTTTTCATAAATTTTTCTTTGAGTTCTTCTATTAGTTTTTCGTCCATATGACTCCTTTGTTATTTATCATCTTATCAAATCCCATCTCTAAGTCAACCAATAAAAATAAAAAAGTAAAAGATTTAATCCGATCAGGAATGCGCAGCGGCCCAGGCCAGATGCCAGTACAGCTATTAAACCAGCAATCATCATTGCTTTTAACACGGGAACGGGATTTCCTTTCTTTGTTAGGCAGCCCACTGAAGAACAGGAGCCATATCACAGTTGTGTATGAATCTACAATGAGCTACCGCGAACCGGTATACAGGCTTCCCCACCCGAAGTCAAGCACTTCTTTCCAGGAAGGGGACCTGCGTAACCAGTCTGCTTTATTATAGTCAACGCCTCCGTAATGGCTCTTTTCCTGAACAACGGGAATGGGATTTTGATGAATCATCTCCAGATCCAGCACCTGCTGCCTGGATGGGCTCGTGTTAATTTTTTTAACAAAAACCACAACCTGATGTGTCTGACGAGAAACGGGAAACTATATAAGGTAATACTTGACACCACAGGATGGCCGGGGACGCTGCCGATTCTATAGTAAAAAACCCAGCAAACCAGCAAGTTCCTGTAAAACGGGAACGGGATTTTGCGTAATCATTGAGCTTTTCTGGGCTTCAGGTTTTTCGCCGGCGCCCGCTGGAAGTGGCAGTAGAAATAACAAATCAATTAATCGAGTTGCTCGACAACGGGAACGGGATTTCGGGATCTGGTTCACAGGACCTGGCCAAGAGCTCATAGAATTTTAACCAGTCACCTGGGTCGTGTATCCACAGAACGGGAAAACGGGATTCCGGTCCCTGGATCGCGTTACTACCTTCGAAAACCTTTATGACCGAACCCGAGAGGGGTCGGGCCAACACAAAAACTAAACCTCCACGACTTGTTCTCTCGTAAATCCACGCTTTTTGAAATTTAGACAGCTGAAGTGAGTTACCTTTAATTACCTTAAGCTCAAGCCAAAAATCTATTCCATCGTAACAGCCATTTACGTCAGGAACACCGGGTGTAACTCTATTTTCTATTCTTACCAAGTGAGCGTCTTTTAACGCTTTTTTTACGTCTTGCCATAACTTTGCCTCTGGGCCTTTTGCCATTTAGTTCTCCATTAATAAGTTCATTTAGATAAGGTAAGAACCACTTATTATCTCTAATAACTTGTACCAATAAATTAGTCAAAGAGTTTACAATCAATTCTTCTTTTTTAACATTTGTAATAGGACCACCATCAGCACTAAGTCCTGAATAATCTAGTCCGGCATGTAAAATTTCATGAAGGAACGTATTGCCCTTCTCAATTTTAGTAAGATTTTTCTCAAGTAAGATTTGTTTGTTTTGTGCATCATACTCTCCTTGTGTTGTGTTATCTTTGAAAATAGTATTTTTAATTTGAAGATTGTCGTAGCCAATTTTAATTTTTCTTCGCATTTATTTTTACCTTTCCAACATGAGTTTGGACAAAAGAATCGTTATTAATAAAATTTAACACAGCTAAGAAGTCAGAAAATTTATTTGTCTTCTTCGCTATGGTCATCAATGACTTCAGCTTCATCTGCTGAAATCTCGATAGTCTTCTCTTCGCCAAGCTCATCGTTCAGTTCCTTTATTGATTTAATTAAATCTTCTTTACTCATCGCAGATAAATTCTGCGTTTTAATTTCTTTTCTATCAATATAAAAACCAGCTGCTTGACCAAGTCTAAACTCGGAATTGATCGCTGCTGCCATTTGGCCTTTGTCTTCGGCTTTTTTAGAAAGACCATCTAGTCTTTTTAAATGCCTTAAAAAATCTTTAAAATGAGCAATTCCTTTTTCTCTCATTTCTTCGATATAAGATACAACGTGCGGAGACTTCTCAGGATTAGTTAAAATAGATCCCCACTTCTCACACGTAGGCTCGGAGTATCCAGCTTGTTTAGCTGCTTCTTTCTTTGTGATATTCGGATAATTAGCAACGAAAACCTCAGCAAAAGTTCTTTGCTTTGGGGTAAGATTCAAATGAGTTTTTTTACTGTTGCGTAATGTTAGACCTGTTCTATCCACTTTTAACTCCTGTATAAGATTATCTAGAGTTATTATATATCAGTTATCCTAAAAGATCGCCAGTCCTTTAGTAGTATGAAATTCTGTGTACTTTCTGGGTACTACTATGACAAAATAGTTGTTGGTATTGCTTACTAATATAAGGTT